ACGGAAAATCAATATCAACGTCAGCGCTCATAAACCAAATTCTTCCTTTATGAAATGCTTCAATTCATCAACAGTGGATTTCATTTCTTCAAACTTAGTAAACCAAAAACCTATATTAATTACTTTTTTTAATTCTTCCTTATCTTCAGTGTCCATTTTACTAACAAATTGATTCACTGAGCTACTAATAAAAATAATCCATGGAGAAAGCTGACGGCGACGAAATAACTCAATGAATCTTTTACTTCCGATTTCATTAAGAACATTAGTTAAATCAACTTCATATTTTTCAGCATAGTTAATTAAAACACCGATACTTTCAGCTAACGCTTCCTGTGGATTATCAACTGATTTATCGACCTGTTGAATATAAGCCCCATAAGCTTCATTTCTCATCCACATTGCAGGTGGATAGTCAATTTCAACCATAGTTCGCACGTAAACCGTTGGTTTGCTTATGCCGAGCTTTTTTATAAATTCGGCAAACTTTATAAAAACTGAAAAAAATCTAGATTCTGCAAACGTGTCAATTGGAGGAACTGCTCGCTTCTGAATAGTCATCCAGTCAGCATAGATTGCAAATGCTCCTTGCCCAATTGGAGTTTTTAAAATTTCAGCACGCTCCATTTCACGACAACTATGCTTCATGAAATTGGTTTCATTTGCAAGAGTTCTTTTACAATGAGGGCAAGTCCAACTGCTTGGACTTGCATTTATCTCAACTTGTGCTTTTCTCTTCTTTGCAATTCGACGAATTGTTTCTTCATCCATCTTTTAATTCTTTTTTCAATTTTGTCAATTGATCTTTTTCCCAAGCTAAATCTTCGGCCAACGTTATTATATCATCATCAGTATAACCTGGAAAAATTATTTTTGCCTCTCGAAGCGAACAATTTCGAGCTGTAGCAATTACTTCAAGCGCAAGCTTTTTTTGTTTCTTTTTATTAAGTGGCTTCCAAAAATAGCGATTTGTTTTTTTATTTCCTGTTGTTGACATCAGTTTTAGCAACAAATTAGGGTATTTACCCAGCGCAAACACATATGGATTTACGTTATCATTTAGCTTCCTAAGTGCTTCTGTATCATGTGTTCCTGCCAACCAGCGTTGAACAACAATTGGAGAAAATCCTTTTTGTTGTTCAACCGTTAAACTTTCCCAAATATTGAAATTGCGTTTGTTAATTTCACTAAGCAACCAGAAAATATCAAGCTTGAAGCTTCGAACTTTTTCTCCCATTAAAGAGCACCTAGCTTTATAAGTAATGCGGCAAAGTTAATTTCAGGGTCAACCACAATGCCATGCTTGTAAAGGTGCTCAGCTATTTCAATGATTGCCTTTTCTTGTTTATTGTCATCAACTTTAAACTTTGGAATGAGTTCAAGACTTGTATACAAAAATCTAAACAAATCTTCGTAATCTTCAGTGTTAACTGAATCTACTAAAAGTTTTCTGGCTTCCTTAAATTTATTTTGTTGTAAAAGCTCAAGAACATCATAACGATAATTTTTTGATTCACTTTCAAGAGGAGCTTTAAGAACTCCTGATCTTGATGATTCTTGACAAATTGTAATTATTTGACGAATGTCTGGATATGATGAGTAGATTATTTTTTCAAGCACATCAACGTTTATGTCAACCCCTTCTTTATCAAGAATGTCAACAACTAATTCAATTACAGAATCAGTGTGCGGAGATTTAAATCTAATGTGGTTGAACCTTGACTTAATCTCAATAGTTAATCGATTTTCATGATTACATGTTGCGATAAATCTTGTGGTTGACGTATTTTCAACAATTATGTGACGCAACATAGCTTGCGCGTTAGGAGAAAGATAATCAGCTTCCTCGAGCTGAATTACTTTAAAATCTCCAAACGGCATTACATTTGCAAATCGACTGATCTTTTCACGAATCGTATCAACGCCAGTTTCATCTGATGAGTTAATACGAAGCACATCAAGTTCATGAACACCTAGCTCAGAAATTAAAATATTTGATAAAGTAGATTTACCAGTTCCTTTAATTCCACTAATCAATAAGTGGGGAAGATCTTTATTTTTAACTATTGATTCAAAATAAGCTCGTTGCGAATTATCTTGAAACACAATATCGGCTAAACAAGTTGGGGCGTATCTATCAACCCAAAGTGGACTTTTATTCTTCATTTGTCTTCCATAATGATTCAAAGAATCATTATACAACTTATATTTTTAAAAGTACAATTTATCTATAAACCTGATTAATTGGCGCGTTTTTTGAAACGTTACCAAAGTCAATTTGAATAGAGTCGGCATCAATATCTTCAAGTTTTGATCTCATGGGTGTACTTTCAATCTCAGTTAAAACAGTTGGCGTTTTATCTTTTACTTCTAGCTCAGGAATATATGGTAGCTCTTCTTTTACAATTGGTTCAATAATGTCGTGTTTTGGCTCTAATTCTAAAGGACCACTTGGAACATTAACAAATCCAGGAGATGCTAAATCAGGTGTAAAATCAACAATTACTTCTTCTGGAGTAATTATGACTTCTTTTTTCGGAACTTTCTTTAATAGCAAATAGTTTCCAGATAAAAGAAGCCAAATTGCTAATGGATCAAAAACAAAAATAATTAATGAAATCGCATAACTAACAGTTTCTTCTGGCGTTTTTCCAAAGATTGCTGCAAGGTACATTATTGGCCCAACATGGGCATTTCTATCTATCTGAGTCATTTTGATCTCAGGTAGTTCCTTGTCAATTTCGGCAACTCGATTAGTTACTGCTTCTTGTTCTGCTTTGAAATTTGCCATTAACTTGGTTCTTCCTCTAACAACGTCTGTTGGCAAGTTCGCGATTTGAGTATCAATTTCTCTTTTACGCGTTTCAAGCTTTGATTTTTCAGCTTCGAGCAACTCAATTTTTGTTTCAATCCCTTTTATAGGAACTGATGATTTCTGAAATTCAGCAGCTAGAAATCCAGCAGCTCCAGCAGAAGTAATCAAAATTAATGTCGCAGCCGCAGGCACCCCGTAAAGTTTCTGTAAAAAGTTAATATTATTCCATTCCTTGTACAAGAAAGAGACACCAATAACTTTCCCCAGGTCAAGAGAGGCAGCGACTGCAAGAACTAAAAAATTATTTGAGAAAAATGAACTCCAACCCAAAATTGAAATCCAACTTCCTAAAACTTCAATTGTAAGTGCTGATAAAAAAACTAATAAAGTAAAAAGCATTTAATACGAAAAGTGTGGCTCGTCGTCTACAAGCATGACTTGAGTATCATCAGTTTTCCAAATTTGAACATTTTCATGCTTGAAGCCAATCGTCCATTTTAATGGTTCGATCAAAATGTATAATCCAACTTTTATTTGCTCATCAACATCAGGGCCAATTGCTAAAACCTTGGCCCATTTCGGTACATGAGCTTCATTAAGATTTTGATTTGTTAACAAAATTCCTGATTTTGTTTTTGGAATAAAATTTCCGCCAGCATGATCATCAACGAACGCAAATAAAATTGAATTGCCTAATGGTCTTAACATATGCCTTATTTCCTTATGAATATTTTTATTTAGTTTTTGAGTTCTTTGATACCGAGGCAGATTCTGCAGCGGCTTCAGCGCTGACTCTTAGCGCAAGTGGTAACTCATTAATTTGTTTTTCATCGCTGATTGCAGTTTCAACAGGTTCTGCAACAGGCGTTGCTTTTGAAAAGCCACCTTTTTCATCAATAAATTTTCTTCGTTGATTTACAGAAACTGGTATAGGGGCTGCCGCAAGAGCCTGCTGAATTTCTAAAATATCAAAATCAACAATTTCGCCGCGCGCAGATCGTGTTATTCTTCCCATAATTTCTCCGACTATTTGGTATTAGTTATAAAGTAGGCGAACCTACTTTATTTATAGGTGTCAGGCAGAAATATCAATCATGGAAAAATTCGGAGTATGAAATATTGTACTTTAATGGGTCAACTAAATGTAGACCAATTAAAAATAGAAGATATGAAGCGCAGCTACTTCCTCTACCTACTCCCCAAACCTGAGCCTTTTCTTTTAAAGTATCAACGATGTAAATAATAACTCTAAACAAGTCTACAAGATTTCTCCTGTAGACCTGTGTTAACTCGTTATCAATCCTAGTGTCAACTCGATCATCACCGGTTTTGAATTGATTGAAATATTCACGAACGTCAAGTGTTTTATACTTAGTTGGAATATTCCATTCTAAATTCCACGTATATTTATCGTCATCATTGCTTTTTAAAAGCAATGTTTCAGCAAATTGATTAAACTCAATAATTTCTGGTGTTAACTGTGTTACAAGAATTTGCTGAACTGGAATATTTCGAAGAAGTAATTCTTCAACATTTTCAGGTTCAGCAATTATTTTTCCATCGGGTCTATAGGACACCATTTATATTCAATCCCATTGTCAATTAGACGCTGAATAACTTCGTCATTGTTCGTAACTCGATTATAATATCGCGCAAAAACAATCCGCTTTACCTTAAGCGGAATTAAATTTTTTAGACATTGCGAACAAGGTTGAAGCGAACTATACACAGTTGCTCCTTCAAGACTAATTCCGCGGCGGGCTGCCCAAATTAATGCATTTAGCTCAGCGTGAATTTCATGAACGTCTGACCAAGCTCGATGAGCAGCTGGGTCAAACCCTTCTCTTGTAAATATTTCATCACAATTAATTTCACCAGCAACGGTACCGTTGATGCCTGTAGCAACAATTCGATTGTCAACTACAAAAAAACATGCTACCTGTTGTGACACACAATGTGAAAGTTTAGTAAAATTACAAACTTGCTCAATGAAAATTTTATCAAGAGTTTCTTGCTTACGCTGCTGCAGCGCTGCCTGCTTCTTGGTTATACCGAGTTGATCTCGTAGAAAGTGAAATAAGCTTTTTATCATCTGATACCCATTTTACAGTTCCTGTAACTTTTATTTGAATTTTATTTTCTTTTGCAGGATTAAAAATTTCTAAAACATCATCATAATTTTTTGCTTTAAAAGTTACGAAGCGACCATCAGTAAGCTTTAAATTAACTTGGAAAAAACATCCAAAATCATTTGCTTTTTCTTTTACGCTTGAAACTACGCCTTGAAATTCGTAATTTTGTTTAATGTGTGTTTCAGGATATTCTGTCGGATTTTCAGCTTCGTTAATAACTGCTTCAGCGTTTTTTATGACTGCTGCTACTTGCTTTTCAGAAAGCGTTCCATACATGTGATATTTTAAACCAATATCACGTACAAATACACTAGCAGTTTCAGAATCAATAGCTTGTAAAAAAAGTTCACGATGATAGCAACTCAAATTTGCAAGAGTAGCTTTTTGTTTTTGCTTCAAAGCCTCAAGAACCGCATTGCGCTTCTCTTGAACTTTCGCAGTCTTACGATCATTTGCTACTTGTAAAGATTTAATTTTTTTCAAAATCTTTTGTTCCTCATTTACCACAAAAACCTCTACTTCATTCAATGAAGGAACAAAACCTATATGACCGTAACCGTTACACTTGAAGCAAACTGAACTATGATACCAGTTACTGTAAGAGTAATGACCACTGCCACCGCATCGGGGACATACTTTAACTTTTAATAAGGAAGTCAATGCTTTAAAAAACAAAACAGCGTCAACATTGTGAATTGACGCTGTTTTGTTTGCGAGAGCTTGTAGTTGTTCAACAATTTTAGTAGCCATCGTTTTTGCTCTTTAGTTGATAATTATATTATAGCACAACATCTAAAAAAGTACAATGAATTTTACTGCTGCCAGAATTTTATATTTCCACCTATACCAGATATTTTCATACTAAAGCTATACCAGTCATATGGTTGAACAACGAAAGTAATTGACATTAGCCCATCAGTAGGTGGAGCTCCAGTCCAATTTAATGGAACAGTTATTGAACCTGTTGTATCACCTGCATTTAAACCTGTGCTCATGTCAAGATTGACATTGTCAGTGGTAACAGCAGTTCCGTTTTGAGTTGCAATAGCAATTGTCTGTTGTAAAAATGATGTTCCATCATAAGGAGCATCTAAAATAAAGTCAAATTTAAGAGCTGATGGCTGAATGCTTTGTAATGAAGAGATATAGAAATTGTGCTGTGAAATAAGTTCAGCTCGTAAAGCGACTCCGCCTCCAGCCCCAGTAGGAACCGTCACAGTATCATTTCCTGTTAATGCCCAACCACCAGTAGTAGTTGTTAACCACCAGTATGCAATTAATGGAATAAATTTCATATCTGCTCCTGCAACAAATGCTAACCATGTTGCGCCGCCGTCAGTTGTAATAATAGTAAGAACATCAATACCGCCAGGAGTCATACTAAAGGTAGGTAATGTTCCATTTGCCCATTTAAAAGTAGAAGGAAATGACGGTATATTGTTACCTGAAGCGTTTTGAATAAGAACAAGTGTAACCGATGATGTGAATGTCCCCGGAACAAAGTTTGAAATTGTAAACGCGGTGTTATCTGTCATTGTAACAACATGTGTGTTACCTTGTGAAAGGTCAATGTCATACGTTCCTTGAATACTAACATTAACAGTAGGTTCACTGTAGCTTTTTAAAATCGCCTTTTCGACGATATTATTATTAACATTGATATCGCCAGTCATTGTTCCACCGTTAAGGTTTAAGAACTTTTGGCCGGCCTCCCATTTTAATGTTGTTCCATTGAAAACTAACGCTTCATCGTTATTTAAAACAGTTAGCGTTCCAATATTAACATCAGTTAAATCAGCAATAGCGTGACTGTGCGAAACATTTGCTTTACCAGCAAGCAAGTTATTGATCTGCGTAATGTCATAAGAGTCACTGATGTTATAACCAGCAAGTGTGGTAGGAGCATTTAAAACTCCTGACCAATTTACATTGGAAGCGGTACCTGCGTTTCCAGTAATATCAGTGATGCTAACCGCGCCAACTTGGCCATTTACTGAAAGCACTAAATCAGTTGGAGTTAAAAGCTCCTGCCAATCTGATAACAATGAAGGATCAGTTCCTTGCAAAATAAAACTTTTGTTTAGATCACTTCTAATTGCAACGTCACCTGTCTGTGCTGTAAGGGCAAGCATCTGAGTTTGATCTGTAACTACAAAAGTATCAACTATTGCGATTGCTGGAAGTTGAATTGATGGAACTTTTCCAGTTGCATCAAGAGATGCAACTCCGTTTACAATACCTTTTTCAGTTGTCGCAATCGCGTCACTGATATTATAACCAGCAAGAGTGGTAGGAGTGCCAATAATATTTGACCAATTAACAGTAGTGGTAAGTGGGCTATTTACCCAAACAGTTCCATTAAATTTCAAAAACTCATCTACACTTGGTGTCGAAATTACAGTATCAGTTAACGAACTAAGAGCGTGTGTGTGTGCTGTCGCAGCTTTACCACTTAGTAGAGTATCAACCTGTGTTGCGGTATAAGCATCAATAATACCGTACCCGACAAGTGACGTTGGAGCGCCAGTAATATTAGACCAGGCCCAAGTTGTTGGAGCGCCAGTAATATTAGACCAGGCCCAAGTTGTTGGAAATGGAGTGTTAGCCCAAGTTGTTCCATTAAAGGCGAGATACTGTGTAGCTGATGGTGACGCTATAGTGACATCACTTGATGATGCAAGTGAATGAATATGTCCAACATTTGACTTGTTGCTAAGCAGTGAATCAACTTGTGACATTGTGTACGCGTCAGTAATTGCGAAACCACTAATTGTCGACGGCTTCGCAGTTATACTTGTCCACGGTAATGAATTAACTTGAACTGGCAACTGTTGATTTACCCACTGAGAACCATCCCATTTCAAAACATCACCAGGAATTCTACCAGGAGTAGAATTTATTACATCAGAAAGTTGCGAAAGAGCGTGATTGTGCGCATTAAATGTTGTTAGTGAAACCGCGTCATTTATTCCGTAACCGGCAAGATTGCTTGGCGTGTTTACGACATTAGCCCAGTCCCAATTTGTTGGAAGCGCTGGAAGATTTGCATTTACCCAGTTTCCACTTAAATCATAAGTTAAAATTTGTCCATTAACTGGAGTGGTTATTTGAACACCACCTAAATTTGAGTTAATTGCTACAGCGTGCGGTGAATTTTCCCACTTATTAGTAATTCCGTTGAATTTTAACAAGTCACCATTAGCTGGTAAAGTTAAAAACTGAACATCTGTTAGATTTAAAAGCCCGTGAGTATGATTTGCTAGTGCAGCGTCATTTATTCCATAACCAGCAAGTGTGGTAGGAGTGTTAACTATCTCTAACCACGGGTGATTATGCACAAGCTCTGATGGTGATATTCCATAACCAGCAAGTGTGGTAGGAGTATTTATGATGTTAGCCCAGTCCCACACGCTTGGAAAATCAACAATATTAGCAACATGATGTGTATGATTTATATCGGCAACATTTGTAATTCCATATGCCTGCCAAGTTGTTGGCGTATTTGAAATATGTATCCAGTCCCATGATGTTGGAAAATCAACAATATCAGCGATATGATGTGTGTGACCAATTAATGAAACATCTGTTAACCAGCCGGCGGCAACAGTTGGAATATTAATTAAATCAAACCAGTTATGAACATGTGAAATATTTGATTTATTGTTTAGTTCAGCAATTAATCCATTGATATCTGTCATGTCATGAAGATGGCCGATATCTGTCTTGTTATCAAGAACAGCTTGTAAACCGGTTATATCTAAAATATCATGAACATGATTTATATCAGCTTTTAATAAATCTGCGCTTATTCTATTTTGAATTTCAGCTGTTAATGAACTTAAAATAGATTGAACTTGATTATCGCGAGTTTGAATTTCAAGTGCTAAGTTAGCTGCTGTACTTTCTACTGTTTGAAAAACAGTCTCACTCATGTACCCGCCTTGGCTGGCGCTTGCTTCACCAATTGCTACTAGCACTGCACCTGAAGAAGTGCTTGCTGCGAGTGGAGCAACTGCACTTACTGAAGTGATGCCTGTTGATGAAGCTGTTACAGGTGCGGATGCTTCTCTATCTATTTGAAAAAGAATTGTTGTAGGATTTAAAATTGAACCAATATGCCAAACGTCACGTTGTGGTCTTACTGTAGAAAACTGCCCATTTGCTGTAAGGTACAGTGTTTTCCCTGCATCAGAAATATCAAAATTCCAATTTGGGTTATGAACAATACGACCACTAAGAATAATGGTGGTAGGTTCATTAACATAAACAGGTTCAATACAGAAACCAATAGGCGTAGCACCTAAAACAGGATCATTTTGCGCAAGCTTTATTTGATCAGGACCGCCAAACGCTACAACAGAGAATGCTGGAATTGGTTCAATTGCTGTTACCAAAAAGATCGTACTATCAATCTTAATGTTACTTTGCTGTTGACTACCTATAAGTTTGAGATCAACGTCAGAAGTTAAAAGCTCACCATTAGGGCGTCTAACTGGTTTACCATCACCATCTGCAATGATAAAGCCGCCCTCAAAATTACCATTAATTGAAACTTGACTTCCTACCGGATAAGACGTGATGTTATAACCAGCTTTTGAACCAACTAAAACTTTAAGTTTTGTTATCCAACGATTACCATCCCACTCTTTAACTACGTTAGCGTCAAGATCAAAAACTGTTTGACCAACACCGGCTGTAGCTGGCACACCATGTTGAACTAAAAATGGTAAAGTTGAAAATGTAAACGATGGCTGACCAGTTATTTGACTGATTTCAACATACAAATCCGCATTTGCTGGTAATGGACCCCAGGCCTTTTGAATTGTTTTATTAAATTCAATAATATAATTTGATGTACCATGAGCTATCGTAATATAGAGTGGCCCATTAGATGTGCTTAAATCTACACGAGTAGGATCAGAGCTCAAGCGCAGCGAACTAAAGTTGCCTAAATTGTCTTGTGGTGCATTAAGAACACCGTGACGAAACTGTAAAATCATTTCACGTCCTCAGTTAAGATGTTTTTCTTATTTATTATTTGAAATGATTTTATTAGACTAAAGCTCAAAAAACTCCAAAAATCTTCTTTGGTGAAGGTGGTTCATCATTTTCTTTTTCCTTATTTTCAATTTTTACCCCATATTTAGCAGCGATAAATTTACTAAAGCCTTCACTTGAGGCAACATAAGTAAGATATGTAGCGAACATATCCCATGTAAGTTTTTCAAAAATAGTCATTCGAATAATAACCCAGGTTCCAACGATACCTCCAATAAATTGGAGAAGTTTTGTAAGAGATACTCGATTGGTTCCTTTAGCTGTTATTAAATCCGACCATTCAAGACTATCGGCGCGCTGAATGCCATAAATTAATAAAGTGAAGAAAAGAAGAATGAATAATGACGACCAAAAATGGCTTGATAAAATCTGATCCAAAAGACTGTTTATAAAGTCGTGCCACATATACTTATAACTCTCAAAAAATTTGAACATATGGTGTTATAAGTATGAGAGACGGTGCTCAGCACCGTCTCTATTATGTAACTATTTATTTAGAAATTGCTCTAATTGCGTATAACCGCCAATGTGGTTATCGTTTATGAAAATTTGTGGAACAGAACGAGCATCTGGAGCAGCCTTTAAAAGTTCATTACGCGTATAATAAATAACTCCTGGATTCTTTAACTGTCCATAGTCAAGCAGGTATTGAATATATTCAATACCTTTTGTTTCTAAAAGGTATTTCGCTTTATCGCAATATGGACAATTTTCTTTTGAATAAATTATAGCGTGCATTAAATTCTCCTAAAAACTGGTAAATAATTATTCGGTGGGTTTTTTAATTCAACAAATTCATGTCTGACTAAAAATGATGGTATATTCTCTTCAAATATCGTTACTAATTTTTCATACGTTCCTGGTCGAATAACTAGCGCGTGAACTATTCTAGTCTCATTAGGAATAATCGCATCAACATTTGTAAAGCCATCACCATTTTCAATAATTGTTGCCTTTATATTCTGAACATCTTTTTCAGAAATCGGTTTTCTATTTTTCAATTGAATGTTGAAATCGTATTTCATAAGTATTCTCCATTATAAAATTATTTGCTTATAATCAATTGGCGTTATTATTCCATTTTTATATTCTACTGCTGAATAAATTTTTATATTATTAGTACATTCTGCAAATAATATTTTTGGTAGAAAATTTTTCGTAATATCAAATAATATATTAGCTTTTGAAACTACAGAATGAAAAATTGCGTATAGACGTTTATCTTCTACGTGAATTAAATTATATCCAATAACTTTATAAGCATTATTTTCTAAAATATAATTTTCAACATTTTTATGACATTCATTTTCTGGAAATTTACCAGTTTTTAAATAATGAAAATATGATTTTTGTAAATTCAAAAATTCTACTATTTCATTAAAGCCAATATCATCTTTTTTTGCTGGACGACACTTCATTAATATACCAACCTTTACAATTACCAAATCTAGCAGTCCTATTTTTATCAATCATCCCTTTCATAGTTCCATAAAATAAATTATTATCATTACAAAAGTTTTTAAGGTTACCTGTTATAAAAAAATGTTCATTATTTGGAGTAATAATTTCATATGTTTTTGCCATAGGATTGTTAGCACCAGCACTTTTTATTGACATCTTTTCTTTCATTATTTTTATAAAGTTTTCTGATTTTTCTCTTCCATACATTGGATTATTCGTGCCAGACATTTTTTCACTTATTTTTCTTTTAGTTTCTTCGCTATGTTTTTTAGGCCCATATCCACCACGAGCTAATTGCTTTTGACGACGAGCTTCTACTTTTTCTTCCCACCCAGGTCCAATAATTTCAGCTAACGTTTTTCCTTTAAAAGAAGGAGGTTTTGCTCCTAAACAAAAATTTGTAAGAATACCATTCTCATCTATACCTTTTCTTCCATATTGAATTATTAGTTGAGTCTCATAATCATAAGCGTCTTGCTCATTAATAAAATATGCGTAATAAACAATTGGAATTTCAAAACCTAATGATTGTAATTTTAAAATTTTATTTAATTTTCGAGAATTTCTTTTTTTATCACGCTTTATCGATTGTGGTGCAAAATGTTGAAATGGTCTATCGTGTTTTCCTTTGCCAATATAAAAGGGTAAATCGGTTCTTTTATCAATTAACCCATAAACAAAATATACAAATAAAGGTTCCATAAAATAGAGCATGCAAAAATTAAACATACTGTATTTATAGTTTTCTAAATCAGTTTCTATAATGAAAAGTTTGAAAAATTATCATAATCAATATCAGCCTTGATTGCTCCAATAAGATACGATTGTTTCTCCGTTTCCATCGGCGCTTCTTGAAGCCCTGATGAGCTTAACCAGTGATTTGTCCAAGGATAAGGATTCTGGGTTTGCTTTTCAATTGGCTCTAATCCAATAGCTTTTAAACGATGACCTGAAATGTAGTCAAGATAATCATTATGAAGCCGCTCATTACACCCAATAATTGAGCCTTCACTAAACATATAAGCATTCCACTCTTTTTCTTCCATCAAAATATCAGCATACATTTGCCGCATTTCTTCAGCAAAATTAGATTCATTTAAAATTTCTAAGATTTCTGAATCATCTCCTTTTTGCCAAAATTTGATAAGATGTTGAGTTAAGGCAAGATGCTGAATCTCATCTCTTGCAATCAATGAAATATTTTTAGCTGAACCTTCAACTAATTTTAGCTCGCCGAATGCGAACGTTACTGCAAATGAGCCATAAAAACGAAGGCCTTCTAGCGCATTAATGTTGTAAATTAATTTTACTAGTGAACGCTTAGCCTTAAGTCTATTAAATTCATCTCTGTGTTCATCATAATTTTTTGAATCATGAAGAAACTCGTCATAGTATTTTGTTACTGATTGCGCGCGCTTTTGAATATATTCATCCTTTAAAACATCATCAAATATAACCGCTGGATCAGGATATACATTTTTAATAATGTGAGTGTAAGCTCTTGAATGAATTGCTTCAAAAAATCCCCAGGTAATAATACAACCTTCAAGTTCAGGATTTGAACAATAGGTTTGAAGAATAGTTTCTGGTCCACGTCCTTGTACAGAATCAAGCAAAATTTGGTAGCTTAAGTTCTTGGTGAAAATAAACTTTTGCTCTGGACGAAAAGCGTGATAATCAGATCGGTCCTTTTGAAGAGAAATCTCTACTGGGCGCCAGTAAAGACCTTGCATTTTTTCATTAAGCTTATCAAGTACAGGATACTTAAATACATCATATCGCTGAATATTTAAATCTTCACCAAAAAATAACGGTTGTTTTGTAAAATCTACGACTTCTTTATTATAAACAGTTCTCATTTTTATTCCTTAAATTGTGCAAGATTCACAATGTTCTTCTTCAGCGGTTAAGTACTCTTGTTGATGCTCAGTATTTTGTTCCGCATTAGATTTTACATTTTTTAAATGTTGGTCTTCAATACTATCATCTGTTTTCATATCATACATATTCAAATAGTAGTTTGTTTTTAACCCTGCCTTGTATGAATGAAACCAATCTGAAATAACTACTTGTAAAGGAAGCTCGTGATTTTCATAGTTCATTGGATTGTATGACCAGTTTGCAGAAATTGCTTGATCAAAAAACTTCTGCATCGCACCAACAATGTTAATGTAACCAGAGTTTGATTTCATTTCCCAAAGTAAAGTATACTGATTTTTCAACTTTTCAAATTGTGGAACAATTTGCTTAATAACTCCTTTCTTTGATTTTTTAACTGAAAGTAGGGCGCGTGGCGGTTCAATACCATTAGTTGAATTTGTAACAAGACTTGAACTTTCAACTGGCGCTTGCGCTGTTAAAGTCGAATTTCTTAATCCATATTTTTTAATATTATCGCGAAGTTCTTCCCAATTCAACTCAAGGTAACCATCACCAATTAAGGCATCGATATCTTTTTTATAAGTATCAACTGGTAAAATTCCACGAGAATATTTTGTACGATTAAAGTATGCGCAAGGACCAATTTCTTGAGCAAGCTTATTTGATGCTTTTAGTAAATAATACTGGGTCGCTTCAGCTAAACGGTGAACTAAAATTGCAGCTTCTTTTTCCTCGTAACCACGCTTACATTTTGCAAGATAATGAGCTAAACCTGTAAAACCAATTCCAAGAGAACGACGTAGTTTTGTGATTTCTGCAGCCTTAACAGGATAATCCTGATAATCAATTAGAGCGTCAAGCGCGCGAACTGCAAGTTCGCAAACATATTCAAGCTCATTAGACTTAATAAGTCCAACATTTAAAGATGAAAGAATACAAAGCGCAATTTCGCCTTCTTCATCATCCATGGATTTTATTGGTGCGGTAGGAAGACTAATTTCTGTGCAGAGATTAGTCATATAAATTTTATCAAGAAATGAACTATGATCGTTAAAATGATCAATGTTCATTAAATAGATTCTACCGGTTTCAATTCGCTCCTTTAGAATATCAATAAAAAGCTGACGAGCCTTTATTTTCTTTTTTACTTTACTTTTATCCTTTTCATATTTACAATAGAGCTCATCAAAAGCCGAAGTTCCAAAAGCTTCATAAAGTCCAGGAACCTCATGAGGTGAGAACAGACTGATTTCACCGTCGGAAATAAATCGTTCGTAGAATAGCTTGCTAAGAGAAATGCAGTAGTCGAGCTTTCTAACACGAGAATCTTCAGTTCCCTTATTGTTCTTCAAAACGATAATGTCCTCAATTTCCTGATGCCAGATTGGGAAGTTGATTGTGCCGTTGCCGCCGCGAATTCCGTTTTGAGAACAAGAACGAACTGTAGATTCAAATACCTTTAAAAATGGAATTACACCAGTATGTAAAACTTCACCATCTCTAATCTTTGAGTTTATGCCTCTAATGCGGCCAAAATTTATACCAAGACCAGCGCGCCTAGCAATATACTTTCCAACAGCAGTGTTGGAACTGAAAATGGAGTCGAGAGAATCTCCGACATCAATAAGTACACAAGAAGCAAACTGACGTATGGGCGTACGAACCCCAGCCAAGACAGGAGTTGGTAAATTAATCTTGAAAGTTGAAAGTGCGTCATAATAGTCTTTTACGTATTTTAAACGAGTTTCGGCAGGGTATTCAGCAAATAAAGTAGCGGCAACGAGCAAGAACATAAATTGTGGAGTTTCAAAAATTTGTTTAGTTCCACGGTCTTGTACAAGGTACTTATCAACAAGTTGTTGCAATCCAGCATAGGTAAAATCAAGATCACGCTCATGCTTAATGAAGGTGTTTAATTTTTTTAACTCAGTTGGAGTGTATTTTTTCAAAATCTCAGCATCATAAACTCCTACTGAAATATTTCGCTCTAGCAATTCTGTCAATGAAAAGTACTCAAAGCGACCAAATACTTGCTTACGAAGTGACCAAAGAAGAAGACGAGCGGCGGCGTACTGATAATTCGGCGTTTCTAATGAAATTAAATCTGACGCAGATTTTATTAAAATATTTTGAATTTCATCAGTTGTCATCCCATTTTTAAACTGTAAGTTTGAAGTCATCTCAATTTGAGAAGCAGAAACTCCATTTAGACCTTCGCAGCTCTGCTCGACGACAAAGTGCATTTTTTCTAAATTGAGAGCTTCACGATTTCCATTTCTTTTTATTATAAAGATTTCATTTGTCATTATTATGTCCTTACTAAGTAAAGCCTAGGTTAACTACATTATTATATCAAAGATATCAGAAATTGTAATCAACTCATGAAAGCAGCGAACGTATGCTTTCAACTCGAGATAACCAACCATTCAAGAATCTATTTTGTGAAGGATTTCGTAAAGCTAAATTTTTAAAAAAACGAGAACGTATATCTAAGTAATTTTTTATGGCTTTATTTTCATCAATCGATTGAGCAGCCGCTAACGTACCTTTTCCAAAAAGACCGTCTGCTTTACAGCCTATTGCTTCTTGAAGCATCTTAATGCCTCGGCCGTTACCATGGTTGACGCACGCGTCAAAATGAACAATACCTAAATTAGCAGGCAAATCATCAGCGTGACCAGCTTGCCAATATCCTCTTTCATAAACACCCATTGCCTGTTCCAAAGTTAACGTTTTTATATTAAGAGACGGGTGTGAGTTTTTTGCGATGCCAAACTTTGTTTCGCCGCCCCGGTCAGCCGCGTCATTAACATATCCGGTTTTTCGTTGTTGCTCTTTAGTTCCACAGGCACCTATAATTACATCTGGATCTGTTGGGTTAAAACGTGGCCCAACTTCATATTTCATTGAAAAATTAAAAGCTTTAACAAAGGCTGGAGAAAAGTCGTGTTCTGAAGGCATAAATGCTCCCTATCATGATGTATTATTTGAGGAATGATAGGGCTATTTATACAGCTTCAAAGCAGCATTTTTAAAGCTTAGTAGCTAAGAATATTACCTATTGTTAATCCATTCAAATACTTATGTAAATCATGTGGACCAATTGAAACGCCGACGTGAACTTCATTATTTACATTATCAAAGTGAGCATTTGCTAAACCTGCTGGGTGACAGAGCGCATGCTGTTTTTGAACCATTGGATGAACTAAGCTAATATTTTCATTTTCATGAAAATCTATAATGTTAATTTTTGCTGTTCTTTGCTTTTGATCATGCGGTGAAGGTGTCATTAATACAGCGTACGATGGTTGATGAGCACAACTTGCAATTGGAACAGTATCAACCATGCTAGTTTCAGGATCAATAATTAAAATATGCCAAGAACTAGGCATCATGAAATTAAAATTATTGATTTCAACAGAAACTGCGTTGCCAATTGTATCTTCAAAGTATGTAAACGGTTTGAGAATAAAATCAGCTAAAGTTGCGCTAAATGCCCAAAAGTATTTTACAGCAATTGGTGAATCTGTAGATTCAATAATATAAGGTTTATTTATTTCAGGAAAACATAACATGTCAGTTTCTTATTTTATAATTAACTAAAGGAAGAAGTGTGTATTGTGCTGCTTTAAAATATTTCTTACGTTCTCTAAAGTGCTTTTTTGACCACTTAAGAGAGCTATGTAAATCTACTACATGAACTTTTTTCTTGTCATGCGCAAGTCGTGTTCCACGACCAACTGATTGTATTGCTTTAATGAATGATTTTCCGCCATCAATCATAACTTCGCAAAACACCCTATTGATTGAAATGCCAGTTGACGCAATACCAAACGTGGCAATTACAATTAAGTTATTTTCAGTTTCAAAAAGATCATAATTTTCTTTTCGTTCTTCTTTTTCAGAAGCGCCGTAGAGGAAAACACTTCCGTCAATTAACTTTTGCAGTTTCTTGCCGAATTGAATTGAGCTAACTAACACAAGGGTGTTTCCATAAGTTTCAGCTTTTGCAATGATTAAATCCGCAATAAAATCTATTCTACTTGGAGACTTAGCTAAGTAAGCTCGCTCTGAAGCGTAATCAATGAACTCCTCATCCACGTTTTCTTTTAACTCAACAGGCTCAATTTCAACTTCAGCTAGATAACCATTTTCAATTAACCAACTAGCTGGTATTTCAGTTAAAATATCTCCAATTGAAGAATAAAGTGAAAGCTTATCAACTTCAGGTTTTGGAAATGTTCCAGTTACTCCATATCTAAATGGAATATGAACTCCATTTTCATTCATTAACTTTTGAGCTACATTAGCGGCGGCGCCGTGTACTTCGTCCCAAACAAAACATTGAAAAAAACTTAACAAATGAGGGTTGTTTTGAAGTGCTTGCCACGTGCCCACTACATGCTGGTGATCAATTTCTTTTTTATCACCACAATAAATGCCAACATCTAGCCCGCAGATTTCATACCAATCAGCTGTTTGTCGTACTAAATCAGCTGATGGAACTACTGTTATTGTTCTGTACCCTGAGCGACCATAAGTGTCACAAAGCGCAGCGCAAATAAGTGATTTACCAGCTCCAGTTCCAGCAATAATAAATCCTGAGGTTGCATCAATGGCAAGATTAACAGCTTCTACTTGATAAGGTCTAAGTTTTATCTTTTCATTTGCAAAGAAGTTTTCACAAACTAAAGCTGGAATATTTTCAATTGGTTTTCGTTCATCTCTTAACTCAATATCATAGTCCCAAGCTGCCAACATTGGAACAATGGTAGTTAATAGTCGATAGTAAGTTTTACCAGTTTGTTTGTTAAAAAATCTGATTCTACCATCCCAGCGTCCAAGCTTATATTGTGGGCTCCAAAAGTAACCATCTTTGTGAGGCCCCAACTTATCCCAGAGGACCTCAGCGTGTGACGGTTTTAACCCAGAGATAATACACCAAACTTCATCTTTAACTGTAATGTAACACTTTATCACAGGATAACGTCTTGCAATTCTGCAATTCTTAATTTTGTTATGTCGCTAATTCGCCAACTCCAAGTTTCTAGAGCGGCAACAATTGATTCAGCTTTTCTTCTAAGAAGAGTAACCTCTAGTCCAAGTTCAGCCCAACTTATAACATCCTTATCGCCAGGTACATAGGCCTTGATATCTGATGGTTGAAGGGCTCTGTTTGAACCTTCTTTAAACTTACGATACGCGTCAGACTCAGCTTTTTCCTTTTTAATAAGGAGAAATTGTTCTAGAGTTTTTAACTCATCAGCTATTTGACGATAACGAACTAAGTTACTAGGTAACTCACGGTGTAGCGTTTCAATTCGCTTACCCTCAATATCAAAGATAGGCGCCGCCTCATCAATTTTATCTGAATAATCAAGTATTTTATGAACTAGTAATTCATTATTTTTTATGATATCATGAAACATATTGAGAATCAACAATAAAAGTATCTAACGTAGTATCGAATTTAACAACGCTTTCTACGAGAATGGTGTAGCTTATAAAATCAATATACACTAAAATGTCTTGAATTTCTACAATAGCGTCAGCAATATCCGGCAATTCAACTTCATCAATTTGAACAATACTAAATTCATCGTTATTATTAATTTCTATTCGGAATTTTTTAATTCCTGTTTCTTGTAACTTCTCGATTGCACTAGTATCAAAAAGCAAGCTCATAAAAAGCTCCACGTAAAATGAAGCTCTTTACGAGCTTCCAAGTTAGAATTATTTTTCAGTTAGATTATCGACTACTTCTTTTAACTTTTTATTTAATTTGGCGCGGGTGTGAAAAACTTCACGACGTTGTCCAACGCTAGATAATTCATCTGCATTTCCAGCATTTTCAAAAGTTGGGTAGTTTAAAATAAAACCGCCGTTTACAATTTCAATTACAACTTCAACATTGTAAAAATCAAGGTCCTTTCGTTTCATTGGATTGCCTCCGTTTGTAGTTCTTGTTCAGGGTCTTCTGACATTGAGTCTATGAGTGTTGTTATGGCTATTTCTTCACCGGTTATTTTTGGGTGACTCAACATTTTTGAGACCAACTCTTCATTTAGCTGTTTTGATTGAAACTTGATTTGTTCATCAGGCATAACTAATGTTTTCCAGGCACCTGCAGAAGTTACAATCCCAGCTGCTTCCATAAGATCAAGAAATCCAGAATAAGGACTCATTCCCTTTGTGTACGGAACATCGACTTCAACTCGACTACCAAGTTTTGCAAAGCGTGATTTAAAACATTCTACTCTCATGCGAATACCAAGAACTTCGCCGGCCTCTCTTAATTTAAGCTTCGTGATAAGCAGGATTTGAGAAACAGAGTAACGAATTGCATTATTGATAATCCAATTACCTTCACCGTTTAGCAAATCAGAGTTTGCGTAAACTTGATGTGTAACAATCATTGCCATCGGCAATCGCTTTATTCGTGAAACAGCAGTTCTAAGCATGTGCTTTGACTGCTTGGCTCGCTGTCCTTGATCGCCTTTTTGAACGCCTGATTCAAAGTGAGAAACTTCAGAATCTGTCAAAAGCATATCAAGTGAATCAAGTGCTATTACAACTTTAGGCGAGTTAGGATTATCCTTGCCGTATTCCTTTTCATAACTCTGAATAAAATCTGAAATTACAGAAACAACATCAGAGAATAGCGTTACGCCAACGTACATGAGCTTATCAGGTGATGTATCAATTCCGATAGCTGACATAAAGTTATCATCAAGAGCATTTTCGGAATCAAGAACTAAAACAAATGCTCCTTGCTTCTGAGCATCTCGTAAAATGTTACAAAGTAAAAATGATTTACCGGCACCAGATGGACCAGCTAAACATGTAATTCTACCTTGTGGAATGCCTTTGGTAAAAGAACCAGACATAATTTTATTAATCGCGTAATTTCCGGTATTATACCAAAAATCAGGCGGTCCGAATGACGTATAAACTGTTTCTAGTTTATCAATCGTCTTTTTAAATTTATTCAAAAATGGTAACATAACAAGCTCCAAAGGCAAAGCATTAAATGCTTTGCCTTTTAATTCCTAAGTTTTTACTCGGCTGTCTGACGTGCTGCCTTGCGGTTCTTTAATCTTTCAAGAACAGCTGAAGCTTTGCTTGTATTATTTTCAGCTGAATCAAATTTATCATCATTTGATTCAGAAGCATTAAATTGTGACGGAGCAGAAGATTCTGTAGTTTCAGTTTTTAAACTTGATGTCGTACTTGAATCATCAGGAATTTCATGACCAGAATCTGTATCGCCTTCATAACTTGCGCCAGTTTGATCAGCGAGAAGCATGTTTGCAACAGTATCATAATCCATGTACGGTGTACGATATTCAGATAGATCATATCGAGTTAAACTCTCAATAAGAGAGTCGTCAAGAGGAGTTTGCTTTGGTGAAAATGTTGAAGTTCCGTAATCTGACCACTTACCAGACTTTGTCTTCTTGATGCGAAAATTGTAACCAGCTTTCATATCATCTGGACTTTCTTCAAGATCACCAGATTTAAATCCAGCTTGAATTGCTTTGAAAATCTTTGGGCCAAATTCAATAAGCTTTACTAGGTCAGAATCGTTAGTCTCAATTGGAGATTCAACTACGATGACTTGTCCGATATAGGACTTTTTCTTATAGTACTTGTAACCAAGATCTTCGTTTTTCTCATTGTAATACTTACGAGAGAGTTCACAAATAGGACATTTTTCGCCATACATTGACAAACAAGGAACGCGCTTTCTTTCACCGTTGATGGTGAGCTCATGTTGAAGATTTTCTACTAGAAAACCTAATGGATTGCTTTCGTTGCGATCAGGAAGAAAACGAACAACTGTAGTTGTGTCATCTTCCATTTTCCAGAATGGAAAAAACTTTTTGTATGGTGATTCGGAATTAGCAGATTTGTTGTAATTTCCAGTTAAACGGGTAAAACGTTCTGATGCCATGATAATATTCTCCTAAACAAAATAAACAAATAAACGTACAAATGACACCTGTTTGGCAGGTGACAATGTTATTTATAGACTGTCAACAGTTTTTGTAGGACAACGGCAACAAAAGCCCAAATAAATTGGGCATATCAACAAGGGGAAGTCTTAGACAAAAGAGGAAGGGAACCTATAATAGGTTCCCTTATCAGCGGGTAAGTGTTATTATAACAAGAAATCAGCTGTTGTACACTACTTTGTAGTGCTTAGCAGCAGATTTTTGAAAGTTTCCATCAAATATTACGTACGCTTCATCAACCTCGCTTCCAACTCGCGGCTGACTAATAGCGTAGTATTGCTGCGTTACACTCTCAACTGGTACTTCCTTATCATCACGCAACAATTGACGCTCAATTACCGTAGAAAGCGCAATCGGAAATTCCATTGAAACAATGAAATAATTGCGCTTGCGAAGCTCTGCAACATAGAACGCGCGAGACTTTCTGGTCGAGTTCACGTTGTCAATAACCAAATCGTGACCAGCGTTCATTAATCCAATAAAACGAGCTCTCCAAAACTGGTCAAATTCTTTTGACTTTTCCATTGTGCAATACTTCCAAGCGAGTGCGTAATCACGCTTAGAATTATTTGATGTCTTAAAACCTGACGTAAAGTAAAACTCCAAGCGAAGCTCATCGAGTGAAAAAATCTTGGCATTAGTAGCCAATTGACGGGCATACGTGGACTTACCAGCACCAGAAGGACCAATCAAAAATGTAGCAATCTTATGATTGGCCGGCTGCGGTTGCTCAACTATTCTGTAAGACAAAGGTTCCAAAGTAACAAACTCGGCAATCCATTGCTCGACCTTTGAGAGCTTCGCTTCATGATCATCAGAGATGCGGCCTCTTGCGTCAGAGCGCAAAACATCTAAGAACATTTGCAACGCTCCCAGACCGTGTGAATGACAATCAGTTATCAAAGCGCGACACTTTTGGTTATCCTTAATGTCGTACGGAAGATGATTTTCAATCAACCACTTAATCAAACGCCACTCATTGCTGTCAAAGCGAAGTTCAGCCATAAGTTCGGGGTTTGTCATCATGAAATCTTCAAACACTCGAGCTGAAACAGGTTCATGACCACCAAAAGTTTGATAGTTGCCACGGCTGTCACTGTACTTTTCTTGACGTGACAGCGGCTTTCCAGCATCATGAAAAAGCAGAGCTGTCATCGTGATAAGCTCCATCCGTTGGGTGCGGTGCGGCCCAATGTTTACGCAGTATGAGTCAAGTGTCATCAACGTGTGCTTCCACACATTTTCCTCACGATGATACGGGCTGTTTTCACGAATAGAACGCATGTTATGCGCAATTGAGCTCGAGGTGAGAGCAATGTAGAGCTTGTTAAAAAGTTCCATTATGTTCCTCAATCAACATTTCAATTAACGAAAGCGCTTCATCTGTTGTAACGGTTTGGTAAAAAATGCCTTCAAATGAAATTAAAATTTCATAATTAGGCATAAGTTGTAAATAGAGTGTTACCGTTTGGTTATTTCTACAAACGTCTAAGTGAACTGAAGTAGGCGTAAAACGACTTTCATAAATGAAATCATGACGAAGTCTCAGAGTAAGTGAAATGTCGTCAATGATTTCAATTCTAGCGTCAGGCCCAGCCATATCAGTGTTCATGTGCTTATTATAGCACAATTTTTAAAAAAGTACAATTAATTGTACCAAACATTATTGCACTTTGTGAATTTCATTATTTTATGGTAACAACTTCATCGTTTTTTCTCAACTCTGACACAATTTGATTGGCTGTGGCGAAACCATCAATACGAGTCCAAGTACTTTCACCAGGTCGATGAATAATGGTTAACGGCTGGTGATTCATTTTATCACCAAAATAAGCGTGAAATGCTTTTTCAATTTGAATAATTTGATCAAAGGTTCCAGTGTAAAAATTCCAACCTGGTTGCGTCTTTAATTTTTTCATATGTTCCTGTAAGACGCTAACAGTGTCATTTTCAGGGTCAATTGAAAATGAAATGAGATGAACTTTCGAAGCGTCCTCGCCTAATTGCTTCTGAACTGCTACAAACGTGCGGCTTAACGCAGGACAAATGCCAGCGCACGTGGTAAAAACAAAATTGATGGCAATGGGTTTGTACCCCATTGTTTCATCTTTGATATTTATCTTTACGCCATCGTCACGAAAAATCATTAACTCAGGGATATCATACGTAGCGGTTGAAACATTAGGACTACTGGCAAAAGCAAGATTTGAAAGAAATAACATCATCAAAAATTTAAGCATCTTAATAACCTCTTTTTTATCATTCATTTCATCAAAACTAAACCATCTTTAAATTGCTGAGTAGCTATTTCCCACGTAAAATTGTCAAGCACATACTGACGAGGAACTTCATTTTTATAATATTCACAATAATAATTAATTGCGGCTCCTATTTCATTATCGCTTTCTACAAGAGTTCCTACGTTTGATAGATACCCCTTTAAGTATGCTGGCAATACATCACCAGGACCAGGCACGTTAAACGCAACCACTGGCGTTCCGCTTGCTAAAGCCTCAAGAGTTACCAAACCAAACGTATCAGTTTTTGATGGAAAAACTACTACCTTAGCAGAAGCATAAAAATTAGCTAAGTCTGTTGAATGCTTAGCTCCAACAAATATTATACTATCACATTTATATTGCTTTTTATACTGTTCAAGTTGCGGGCCATCACCGACAACTATTTTTAAAAATGCTGTTTTTGCATTTAAAAAAGCTTCAATATTTTTTTCACTTGAAACTCGACCTACATAAAGAGCAAACGGTGGTCCTTTTTTATAATCGCGTGAAGGATTAAAAAGATCAATATCGACACCACGAGACCAGCGCCAAAATTGGTTTTGAAAGCCTCGAGCTTTCAATTCATTTTCAAGTGATTCTGTTGCGACAAAGACGCGAGAAGCAGGTTTATGAAACCATTTGAAGTATTTGTAAGTTAAGCTGGCAGGAACACTTAACTTATTTTCAATATATTCAGGAAACTTTGTATGATATGCGGTTGTAAATCTGAGATTATTTTTAACGCAGTAACAGCGGGCTAAAAGCCCTAAAGGACCTTCAGTTGCAATGTGAATAAAATCTGGTTTTGCGTGCTTTATTCGTGTTGCTAATCGTTTCATTCCAGGCCAAGCTAACTTAATTTCAGGATAAGTTGGGCAAGGAAATGTTTTAAACATCTCTGGATGAATTACTGTAATATTAAAATGAGCAGAAAGCCCATCAATAGTTTTTTCAAGTGTACGAACTACGCCTGATACTTGAGGTCTAAACGCATCAGTTACAATTAGCAATTTTGTCATTATTTTTTCCTATAAATAGTTTATTATGCTAATAGTGGAGATATTAACATGATTATTATACAAAGTAAAATTCTTGAATATTTATCAAATCCAAAAAGAAAACGAAGAAATCTATTTTTTATTCAAAAAGAAAGTTGGTTTTTTGAAATCGAAAATGCTTTTAAAACGTTGAAAATTCCAAATGAATGGAATTTTCAACGTAAAATATATCACTTGTTATTAGGTCACGTAAATGTTCCAATATGTCCAATTAGCGGACTTGAATGTATGTGGCGGCGTGGCCCGGCAACTCGACGGGAAATTGATTTTCCTGGATTACAATATGGATATGCATTATTTCATTCTAAAAGAGAAGCATCAAGCAATGAAGGAAAACAGCTTATAAAGCAAAATTTAGAAAAAAGTCTTTTAGAAAAATATGGAATTACTAATGTCTTTCAACGTAAAGATGTTAAACAAAAATGTAAATTTACCTTAATTAAAAGATATGGAGTGGATAATATTAGTAAATTAGACAGCATAAAATTTAAAAAAGCTCAAACAATGATGCAAAAATATAAACGTCCACATAATTTTGATCAAAATTATTTACAACAAGTTTTAAATGAAAAATATGATGTATTTTATCCAGCACATATTCCATCAGTAGCAGAAATTTGTTGTAATAACAGATTTAAAAAGAAACATGAATTTACTTTACCATCCGGTAAAGTAATTTTATTACAAGGATTTGAGCCAAAGGCATTTTCTTTGTTATTAGATGAAGGATTTAATGAAGAAGAAATTCTTTTTTCTAAAAAAGATATGCCCAAAATTATCTATGAATATGATAACAAAATTAAGCGATATTATCCTGACTTTTTTATTCCAAAAATTAATACTATTATTGAAGTAAAAAGTCAATATACGTTTAAAATTGATCAAAAAATATCATTTTTAAAAGAAACGGCCACTAAAAATCTTGGATTTTTATTTAGATGGATAATTTTTTAATTTCAATAATGTCATTTTCAATTTTTTTAATTAAAATTAATTCATTTTCATAAGTTTCAATAATTGCTGTTAAGCTTTCTACCCAATCACCGCAGTTCAAGTAAATGAAATCATTATTTTTTATTAGCTCAGGATGATGAATATGCCCGCAAATTATTCCATCTAGTTCTTCATTCTTTAAAATTTCACAAATTTCATTCTCATAATCACTTATAAATTTTACAATGTTCTTAACTTTGTACTTTATAAATGAAGACAGTGAAAAGTGAGATTCAATGTTAAAAAGCTTTTGAATTAATCGTGTAAAACGATTTAGCTGAAGCAAAATGTCATAGCCTATGGCGCCGAATTTTGAAAGCCAACCATAATGCTTTGATATTGTATCAAATTGGTCGCCATGAGTAACTAAAAACTTTTTACCATTTTTTAGCTCATGAATATCTTCTAGCTTAACTTGTACATTTCCGAAACTCATGTCAGCTAAATCACGCACTGGTGAGTCATGATTACCTGGAATGTAAATAACTTCTACTCCGTGCCGCGCCATACGAAGAATTTTTTGAACAACGGTATTATGGTCAGTTGGCCAATAAGATTTTCTTGAAAGAGCCCAAAAATCAATAATATCACCGACTAAGTAAAGCTTTTGAGCATCAAGGATTTTAAGGAACTCAAGAAGCTTATCAGCTTGACATTGAGTGCTGCCTAGATGAAGATCTGAAATCCAACATGTTTTTACACGTAGCATATTTAAAACCTATTATAAAAATTTTATTATATCATCGAATTGTTTCAGCGTTATTACACTATTAAAATAGGCATTGGCGCGTCAGATTGTTCCTCATTAAATTGATTTGAATAATCGTAAAGAATATTAATAGCTCTATCATCATACATACAGATTTGCTTTAACAAGCGTGAGATAAGCAAGAGTGATGAAACTGTGTCGTCAGTTGCGCCTTTCTTGGCCGCGTAAGAGCCGCCTGAAGCAATAAAATTTTGAAGCTCGAAAATGGTCTTGTCTGAATTAATTTTTAAATTATCTTTTTGTTTTTCAATTAGTTGTTTTACGTGAAGACATGCGAGTATTTTTGTTTTACCTGAGGTGTTCATTCCCATTTCATCTGGTTTATCACTTACTAGCTCAGCAAATTCATTCGGCTTTTCATCATTAAAGAGAAGCGCCTTAATAGCTTCACCAACTCCATTACGTTCAAATGTCCAAAACACGTCTGGTCTAAAGCCTTGAGCGTCTTGTCTTGTTAGTAAATTAAGCGTGTACTTAATTGCCTGATAAAGCATTGGAATATTCATTACGTTTGAACGCCATTGAACAACTTGTTCAAGCGATGGAAATTCAAATACGTCAATAACTGAAAAATCATTACCATTACCAGTCGCAATATCAACGGACATTAAGTAAACTTTGCCGCGTCCGTCA